GGGAACAGTTCACTTTCGACCATTAACAACATTGCAGTTTGCCAACGCTGGAGTTGGTGTGAATTGTAATATACAAGTGTTTGCCTGGGCTGAAGATGTTGTCATAAGCGGTCCAACCGTCAAATTGGCAATGCAATCCAGTTCAGATGAATACGGTTCGGTATCTGGTCCAGCTTCAGCAGTTGCTAACATAGCTGGGATGCTTGAAGGAGCTCCAGTGATTGGCAAATTTGCTACGGCTACTAGAATGGCTGCTTCAACAGTTTCGGGAATAGCAAAATTTTTTGGTTTTACTAATGTTCCAGTTATTGCTGATGTTCATGCTTTCACACCCAACCCATTTCCACAATTTGCTTCACCAGAGATTGGTACTGCTATTGAGAAACTGACTCTTGATCCAAAAAATGAATTAACTATTGATCCTAAATCTGTAGGGGTGGATGTGGGTGATGAATTACTCATTACTTCCTTTACAGAAAGGGAATCTTATTTGACTCAGTTTCCTTGGGCTATGTCTGATGCACCTGATAAAGTTCTTTTCTCCACACAGATCTCTCCTTTTATGGAAAGAATTGAGGCTGGAGTTAGTCAAACCCTGATTAATATGACACCTTTATCTTTAGTTGCTCGGATGTTTGCTTATTGGCGGGGAGATATCAAGTTGCGTTTAAAATTCAATTGCTCCCAATACCATAAAGGGCGAGTTCGCATCTCTTGGGATCCTGTTGGCGATATTGGTGCTACAGTTGATTCCACGACAGAGGTTTATACTAAAATCGTGGATCTAGCAAAATGTACTGATATTGATATAAATATTCCTTACATGCAAACTACAGCTTTTTTAAATAGTATCACCACTTTCGCAAACCGTTATGCTAATGACGGTTCTCAAACTAATTCTGCTGGTGCCACTAATGGTGTTTTAACAGTCCGTGTTTTAACAGATTTATCTTCCCCATTATCAACAGCTGATATTCAATGTATTGTTTTTGTTAGAGGTTCTGAGAATTTAGAATTTGCTAACCCAACTAATATTGATGGAACGCATACTTTGTGTGC